CTAAGTCCTCTACTACGAAAGCCGGACTAGCGCAGCGCGTGTCGGCCAACGCTTGTCGTATAACCTGCCGCCACTGGTCGCTTTGTGACCGATTGACTTGACTAGGCGTAAGCGCTAGCAACACATTGGGATTAGATGTCGTAGACACTACGCTCCTTTCTGGCCATTCAAACCGCCCAATAATCCAAGCAATGTTTGCGCATACCCAGTGCTCCAACCTGTGATCTCTGTTTGCCAGTCATTACCGCGCGAGTCGCCAGTGTGACGTACTTGCTTGACGAAGAATGTCAAATTTGACCCGTCCGGCCCCATAAGTGGTGGCAGTCCACTCTCAGGGCCAGGCGTGACTGTTAATGCATTGATGTTAGTTCGCACCAACTGTACGAGCTGAGCTGGAATACCTATACGTACCCGTGGGTCTAACAACACAGTAAAAATTACACCTTCTGGAGTTTGCTGTGGCGTTCCAATAATGCTGTGCGTTGTGCCATCAGGTACGTCATTACTAAGGTACGCGTATTCTGTAGGAAATGGTGGTGCGTAGGTTAGACTTGGTGTTCTATTACCGTCGTCTGGCGCAGTCATGTACATCTGTTTATTGTCAGTAAATGACTGTAAAAAGTTAGAGTCGGCCACCTGGTCAGTTATCTTAGCAGGTTTGGCAAATATCGTGTTACCACGTGGATACGTGACTGCGGCTATGCGCTGCGCAGACGTGGCGTCTACTGTGCCCTGGTTCACAGTCATAGGCGGTAAATTGTTAGCTTCCACTGTTCGAGCTAGCAACCATTGCTGACTGGTATCTGGGCCCATGGAAAACGCCACAGGTAATTCAGACCCAGGCGGTAGCGCGGCGCAATGCAGCGTCAGTTTTTGATCAACTACATTTTCCCTAGTGTATATAGTCTGAAAAACTGGGCCCTTCCAGATGATGGAGGCGATGTTCGGTCCGGTTTGAAAACCTGCTTGGAGCGTGATCTGCGTGTCGGTGCTAAGCAGCAAATTTTGCTGAGTCGCTGAGTCTAAGTTGTAGATGTTTATGTCTGCATACCACATAGGAGCAGAAATGGCAGACTGCAAAACATCAAATGTAACACGCAATGCCTCCGGATTCCATTTGTCATACACAATGGACAGTGGCGGTACATCTACACCATTTGGCTTGTATGCTACGTCTAATGACCACGCTTGGCCCCATAGAGGATAGGACGATGTAGCGGTGCTCATACATTGTCTCCCCAAAGAAGTGAGAACTGCCCTAAGTCATTAGGTCCTGGGTAGTCCACTGGCGCATTACCTGTATTCAGCAGGTAGGCGCTGCCTATCTGCAAGTATTGATACTGGGCCAGCAAGTTTGCCGAAGGGTACAGGCCAGTGATCAACGGCACTGATGCTACCAAGTCAGCACCGTTGACGTCGGCAATATCTAGCTGCCAATAGCCTGCCATGGCAGAGTAGGCTAAGGTGAGATTCAGCGTAAGCGGCTGTGCATTGACGGTAAGCTGAACCGCGAACGTCTGCACTAGAGAACTGTTGAGCGGTATGATCTGACTGCTCATGGCTTGCCCTGCTGTCCGGCCACGCTGCTGTAGTTACCGGCGCCAGGCACGTTCACTAAATAGTCAGTACCTAAGTCGTTAGCTGGCAATGAGTATGCCGTAGCGGGTGCCATTTGTGGTACTTGGAACTGCTGTTGGGTGACTTTTGGCACCGCACTGGTGCTTACCTGTCCCAGGCCAGAAGCCACAGCGGTGTCAGGGCGCGCGCTAACGGCGGGCTGTGAGGCCATTGTTGCTCCAGCCATTGTAGATGCCAAAAATATCTGCTCAAACTCCACGCGCATGCGCAGGCCGGTTATCGTCTTATGATCTTCATGCGGTGACACGCCTACGACCATCATGTTGGTATAGGTACGCAGCCGAGTAGTAACCGTGAGCGGCTGCCGTGCTGCCTGTAGAGCAATCATGGTCTGGTATGCGTTGACGCTCTTACTACTGGATGCGCCCGTGAACGGTGTGACCGTACTAGGACTGGCATTGTCGGCACTGTTAGCGTTGTTCTGACCGTTGCTGTAAGCGTCCATAGCGTCACTCATGCCTACAAACATAACGAGTCTTGCTGGCATGAGATAGGCGTGGCTGGATATATCGGCCCCAGTCTGCACCGGGTGGTGCGTCTTCTCCAGCCGTTGCTCGTGCTCAAGCTCTAGTACGGCGTCGAACACGTAGGTAGTCTGTGTACTGCCACTGCCACTGAACGTCGGCACGCCGCCAGTGCCAGATCCAGGGCCTGTGGCTACTACAGCAGAACCAGGCGTGTAGTTGTCAGCTGTCAGTTTAAGCATGCCATTATTCTGGCCTTGTACCGGCACCTGTGTTATGGACACCATCGCAGGGCCTTTCGACCATTGTGGTGGACGGTACAGCCCTGGCGTAGAACTAGGTGCGCCAGGTGTAGGAACTAAGATTGGGCCGACGCCTATGGTTGACATCAATAGCTCCAAGCTTGCTGTGTGAACTCTTGCATGTTGCGTTGTACTTGTTTGCCGGTTTCATCTGCCACGCGTCGGGCTATGTGGTCCGCGCTAGCACCAGGCTGCGTGATGTGGATGGTGATACCGCCTACATTAACATCACCAGTTCTTCCTTCTCGCTGATACACCTGCGCTATATAGTCCTGAGTTTCTTTTGGCAGCGTGGCCTTGCCTGCCAAGAACGCGTCCATACGCCCCGGTCCGGCGTTATATGCGCCTAGCGCCAGCGCCTCACTGCCGGCGTATTTACGCAGCATCTGACTCATGTAGGCCATTCCACCGGCTACATTCTGCGCTGGGTCGTATGGATTTACGCCGAGCTCTTTAGCATTGTTCGGCATAAGTTGCATCAAGCCTATTGCGCCTTTTGGGCTTACAGCGTAAGGATTACCGCTGCTCTCTTGGCCGATCATGGCGTCTATCAAAGCCGGACTGGCGCCGCCGCCAGCCATCGAATCACCGTAATTCGCGCCTATACCGCTCGTGATAAGCCAGTGCTTGCGCGCCGTAGATATCAATGAGTTGTATGTATTCATCGGTATACGCTTATACCAGGGTAACGCCTCACGTGCTAAAGTCCTGGCAGTTATCATATCTTCGCCCGTTAATGTAGCACCACCCAGACCCTCAATTGTCTCAGCTTCCTCAGGCAATAATTCTGGCGCCACAAGCGCAGTACCCACCATTGCAGCCGCGCCAATGGTGCGTGCATTGACGTCCTTACGCATAGCCTTGACATCTTCCCAGGCCGATGAGAAATCTAAATGAGCTACGTGCACCAAAGCGCTAATAATTAAAGACAGCAAATCCTCTACGTTGGCCAAAGTTTCTGCGAACACGGCGAAGATGTGGCTTACTTTTTGAATGGCCATTCCAAATTTTTCAAATGTATCCATAGAGTGCGTGATAGTGCTGTCGCCAGTGAGCAGGCCGACGACATTGGAAAATGCATCAGCCGTATCCTTCATGGCAATAGCGGTAGATGCAAACACTTCTTTGACGTCATTCCAAATCGGCATGAAGTATTTGACGATCTTGGCCGATATTTCTGGCAGGTTCTTAGTAACCCAGTCATTGAACTGCCGCAACTTCTTCAGTAGATCGTCAGGCCCAAGTCCTAAGGCTTTCATGAAGTCCTGTACCACGTGCATACCCAGGTACTTCACTTCCACTTCCATGCGCGTGAACTCGAACCGTACGTCACGTATCTTGCGCATCTGCGCGTCGAAGTCGCCATCTGGGGCCATGGCACGTTGGTCGGCGATAAGTTGCTTGGTGCGCTCACGGAGCTCAGAGTCCCACGCGAGGTTCTCGAGAGGCTGGCCGAGCGCATCCATTGCAACCTTTAAGCTGCGTGCTGCGTCCTTTGACCTGTACATGTGAAGGGCGAAGAGTCTGTACTCCTGGTCGGCCATGGACACTTTATCAGCGAGTCCTATCGCCGCCGCACCGATGGCCACAAACCCACTCACAATCTCAGTGGTAGCCTTCATAGCGCTGGTAGCCATTCCGGTAAGATTGTGGTCCACCATGGAGCTAGCTTCGCGCAATGCTTGCTGGAAGCGGGCGATACCTGACTGATCTACGACCGCGCCGAGTTTCAACATGTACTCATCGATGATGCCTGGCATAGTCGTGGCCTCCTTTCAGCGGCTGTTAGCCTGCTTCCACTCTTCGAACCGTCTAGTGTTTTCGTCCTTTGTGTCAAGGAACTCAAGCACGTCAATCAAATCCTGCACGTCGTAAGTCCCGTCGCTAGCCTCGTGCTGCCGCCACAGTCCGGCAGCAATGGGTCGCCAGATTAGTGGGTCGAGCGTTGGGAAGGCGACGGGGTCGTAATCCGGAGCGCTGTGGACCGCTACGCTCCGGACTCCGCCAAAAAAGGTGCAAGAGAGAAGACTAAGGCTTCCACCGTGAGCCGCGTAACCAGGAACGGATCGTTGGCCACGTCCTCAATGGAATAGCGTCCGGAATCGTCCATGATGGGCATGGGTGTAGCTACTCCGGCCAGCGTCTCTACACGACTGATGACCTTCATTGCGGCCGTCTGCATGAACTCTGTATCGGCGAAGGACAAGTGCATGAAGGCAATACCGCACATACCGCGCAGGCGCTGCTCGGGTGTGGGCTTTTCCGCCGCCGCCTCTGTGGCCTTAACATCTGGCGCTTCCTCGGCTACTGCCCCGGCTTCCATTTGCGCCTTAAACATCGAGGCCATAAGCCGCTGCCAGATGTAGGAGCCCGTAGTGGGCGTCATGCGTCGGACCTGATACCGCTGGCCCTGCACCGTCACTTCTGTTGTTTTCTCTTTCATGATTGAAGAGCCCTCCTTGCAGGGCTAGGAACTACAGGTTAACTACGTTAGCCGCCATCAAAGCCCAGCGTACTTTCTGCCCAGCGGCTTGATACGGTTTGTCGGGGATTTTCCCAAAGGACACGCCGCTCAGCACGTGTACGGACCCGTCCAGGATGGTACGAAAGCTGATGTTGGTTGACAGCCAGCCGCTTACATCGCCGGCATTGGCCGCCGTTACACAGAGATTGTAAAGCGCCAGTAATTGATGATGCAGCGGACTGGTCTGCTGAATCTCCATATCCACCGCACCGCTGTCTCCAGCCAAATAACTCGCCATCACAGTACCATCCGCAGCCGTATCGTGCGCAGTGCGTTCAGTGGCCATAGTGATAGTCATGGACCCGAAGCCAACGTTGCCGCCTGTGAGTGGGATGGTGACTCCGAACGTCGTGTTAACCAGGACCCCCGTAAGATCCTTGAAGCTGTAAGTTTGCCCGATTCCCATTGTGACAACTCCTTTTCTGCGCCACTATGGGCGACTTACAATTGAGAATATAAACCAATCAGAAGTGATTGAACTGCGCCTGCGCTCGTCACAGCAATATATAGAGGCATCGCTTTGCCGGCATTTCTATCGTTCGTGCTTTGCTGTGAATAGGGCTGGGATTGGACAAGAAATCCCCCTGGTATTGCTTGGCCGAAAGTAAGACTCACACCCGGAATGTTGATGTTCTGCCCGCGCCAGATTCCGTCGGCCAAGAACCCGATGTTCTGAGAATTTTGGCATGCGGACTCGGCGGCTTGAATAAAAAGGTGTTCGCCCGAATTCGTCTGCGGTACTGCAGGATTTGACTCCAGCACACCCAGCTCACCAAGCATTAAGTTCTGCACCAGCACGGCCAAGTTGAGCCACAAGAAGCTGGGCGCGCCGTTGGACATGAAGCCAGGTTCATAGAGTGAGTACGGCGAGAAATTACAGTACGCGTTGAACCCTGCAGCCACAATGTTAGTATACTGAGTCTGCGTCAACGGCTCAGGCGCGATACCGACCAGTTGCTTATGCGCCATGGTGAAGAAGCTGCCGCCCAGCCCGGTGTTGAGGCCCATCTCCACGCCCATGGCGGCTACCGCCGCATAGATGTTGTTCGGATAGAGCCCGCTCTGCGTCGTAGCGTAAGTACCAAGCACGCGCAGCTTCAGCGTCTGCAACTCCAATGCAATGTTAGCAGGCGTGGCGTTGATAATGCCAACGGTGTTGGACCAGGGATAGTAGCGTGTCGACTGCCACAACGGGTCAGCCCACTCGCTGATGGCCAGGTTGTCGGCGTCGGCCGGATTGTTAACTGCCAACCCGTACCAGATGTTGCTAGCCGCGCGGCATGCTTGGGCGGCCTGTAGCAGCGACTCCCCAATGGCGGTGATGTGCAGCGTAAGTCCGGTGCCGATAGAAGGACTGACGGGCGTAGTGGTAGCGGCCTCAACGCCGTAACCGGTACCCTGCGTAACGATGGAAATGGCGCTAGGGACGCCGCCCGTTGCGGCCGTCACCGTGCCTACACCGTAAGAACCACCAGCGGCCACAATGTTGAACTCGTCACCGACGGTCCATCCCGTACCAGCTACATTGATGGTAGCCGTACCGATAGCCGTAGCGTCTTGGCACCCTATCCAGATATACTGCGGCGCAGGAGATTGACTGAAATAAATCTGCGACGCAATGTACTCAGGATCGCCAGTGGTAAAGCCGTCTACAAGCAGACTAGCTGGGCTGGTGTACTGG